CGCACAAAATTAATTAAAATGGCAGAGATAAGAAAAAAGAGTTTAGAAAAAGAAATAGATCGACTATCATCTATGGATGAAGTTAAATGCAAAATTTTAGGTCTTTCTAGAGATGAAATTTTAAATGGATGAGTGTTATATGCAAAATAGATAATAAAGAGTTTAAAGATGAAAAAAGTCTTCATCTTGCGCTCAGAGGTTATGGTTTAAATAAAGAAAAGTATTATCATCAATATTATCCTAAAAAAGATTTACTTACTGGCGAAACAATAAATTTTAAAACCAAAGAACAGTATTTTAATAGCGATTTTAATGATAAAAATAATATGAAAAAGTGGCTGAAAAACCAGCCAATAGAAAAAGCTCAAGAGTACTGTACTTCTTTATTAGTTAAACGTAAAGAAGAAAAGAAAATTATATATTCTCCAAGCCAAGTAGAGCTAAGAACAATTATGAGCCCTTCGATTATATTTTATAATAAGATTTTCAATGATTATTATGATCTTTGCTCTAGCGTTGGGCTAACTAATAAGTTTATACATCCACAAAATATAACAAATCAATTTAAATTAAAATTAACAACAAAAGACACAATATATGTTGACACCAGAGAGCAAAGTTGGCTTAAATTTAATATACCTTTTGAGATCAAGACATTGCCATATGGCGACTATACTTGTTCAAATGATAATTGCAATTGCTATATTGAACGCAAAAGCTTAAGTGATTTTATAAGCACTTTAAGTAGTGGCAATTTAAATAGATTTAAAAACGAAATAGAAAAGGCTAAAAATAATAATGCATATATTGTTGTAGTTGTAGAAGAGAAATTACAAAACGCTTTAAGCTTTCAATATTTACCTCATATTAGCAAAAAGATTAAAGCTACTCCAGAATTTATATTCCATAATGTTAGATCGTTAATACAAGATTACAATAATTTACAATTTTTATTTGTAGACGGTAGGGAAGAAACAAAAAGAGTGATAGAGGCAATATTAGCATCTAAATGTTTTTATAAGAGAGTAGATCTTCAACTAGTATATGATTTAAAAATATTATGATAGAATGTCCTAAAAAATATATAAAAGAAATAAAAGATGTTAACGCCGAGTTATCTCAACTCAAAGGTTTCCTAAATGATAAAGAGGCTAAAATAAGTTTAGCTAAATTTTTAAGAGCTAATATAGGCTTTACAACAGAACTTATCAGTGGAGTTAAACTAGCTGCATATCAAGAGATGCATATTAAAGCATTTTTTAATAGAAATTTTAATATGTGCGTATTTGGTCGAGGATGTGGCAAAAGTTTTATAGCTGCGGTATTTTGTTTTCTACAATGTATATTTGAACCTAATACAAAAATTTTAATTGCTGGTCCTACATTCAGAACTGCGAGATTTATATTCAATAATCTAGAAAAAATAGTTAACAGTCCAGGCGCAGAACTGTTAGCTCAATGTTTCGGTGCAAAAGCTAAAAGAAATGATCAATTTGAATGGCAGATAAACGGCGGAAGTATTGTAGCTATCCCACTTAATGGAGAAAAGATTCGAGGATTTCGCGCAAATGTTTTAGTGCTAGACGAGTTTCTTCTGCTCCCAGAAGAGATTATTAAAAATGTATTAATGCCATTCTTAGTCGCCCCACAAAATATTAAAGAACGCATGGAGATCAGAGAATTAGAGGATAAATTGATAGAAGAAGGCTCAATGAAAGAAGAAGACAGAATGGTTTTTGAAAATACAAGTAAAATGCTTGCATTTTCTTCTGCGAGCTATACTTTCGAAAATTTATATAAAACTTATAAAGAATGGTCTGAAAAAATTTCAAATAATGAAAAAACAGAAGCTACATACTTCGTAAGCCAAATTAGTTACGAAGCTCTTCCAGAAGAAATGATAGATAAAACTATTATTGAGGAAGCGCAAAACGGTGGATCAAGTCATAGCAGTTTTTTAAGAGAATATTGCGCTAGATTTACAGACGGAAGTGATAGTTATTTTAATGCCAAAAAAATGGAAGCATGTACTTTGAAATATAACGAAAAGCCTCACACTCTATTGAAGGGCGAATCTGGTAAAAAATATATTCTTGGTGTGGATCCAAATATGAGCGATAGCCCGAATGCAGATTATTTTGCTATGGCAGTTTTAGAGATAGATGAAGAAAAAGGGCACGGGATATTAGTTCATACTTATGCTGGGCTAGGTAATTTAAAAAACCACGTATCTTATCTTTCTTATATTATGAGCAACTTTAATATTGTCGCGATTATTTTAGATAATGCTGGAGCAGACGTATTTTTATCTTCATGTAACGAGTCTCAATTATTTAAAAAACAAAAATTAGAAATTAAAACTTTTGATATAGACTCAGATTTAGAAGGATTAGATTATGAAATGATGATTAAAAACGCTAGAAGAAAATACAATTTAGAAGATAAAAGGATTGCTTTTAATCAAGTATTCACAAGCACATTTATCCGTAAAGCAAATGAACATTTACAAGCTTGTATTGATTACAAAAAAATATGGTTTGCAAGTAATACTGGCGCTAACGAAGATTTTTTTAACGAAGTTACAAATCGAGGTGCACCAATTGAACTTATGCAAACAGAAGATAAAAAAGACTGGACGATATTAGATTTTATTGAAAATCAAGATGACTTTATTTATCAGACCAAAAAACAATGCACTTTAGTAGAGCACTCATCCACAAGCAGAGGAACTCAATCCTTTGACCTCCCTCAGCATTTAAAAAGAAGCACTTCTGCAAATAAAGCCAGAAAAGATAACTATTCAGCTTTAATGCTAGCTAACTGGGGTTTAAAATGTTATTTAGATATGATGAGCGTAAAAGAACAGCAAGAGCAGCAGACTTTTGAACCTTTTATTATTAAATAAATTAGTTTTTTCTCGAAAAAAGCATATAATAATGTGTAATTTAACTTAAAATGACTAAAAATACGAAAAATAATCAAAAAAAATCAAAAATAGACGAAATTTCTCCTCTTATGGTGTCTGAAGCTTCAAATAAGACTCATACATCCTTAGCTTCTGGGTCAAATGACAGTCCTATAAGAAGAAATATATCTAGCACGATCAATAGGACTGATAAATATAAGAATATTGAAGACGGATTGATACCTTTTAGATACTCTTCTGGAATCAAAAACTCTTCTAATATGGACATTAGAGACGCAGTAATTCTTTGCCAAAAAGCTTACTATAATTTTGCTATATTTAGAAACACTATAGACTTAATGACTGAATTTTCTTCTAGCAATATATATTTTCAAGGCGGTAGTCAAAAATCTAGAGATTTTTTTGATGCATTATTCAAAAAGATTAATATTTGGGACTTGCAAGATAAATTCTTTAGAGAATACTATAGAAGTGGAAATGTATTTTTATATAGATTTGATACCTTAGTTAAAAGTGAAGATGTTAATAAAATTACACAAACTTTTGGTTTATTATCAAAAGCTTCAGCAGTAAATTTGCCAGCTAGATATATAGTTTTGAATCCTGCAGATATTCAAATTGGGGGTGGAATTAATTTTTCTTTGGGTAGGTACTATAAAGTATTAAGTGATTATGAGCTAGAAAGACTTAAGGCTCCAAAAACTGATGAGGATTTGGAAGTACTAAAAGGTTTGCCGCCTGAAACGCAAAAAATGATAAAGCAAAAAACTCTCGGTATATTAAATATACCACTAGAAAGAGAAAGACTTGCTGCCGTTTTTTATAAGAAACAAGACTACGAGCCTTTTGCTGTTCCAATGGGATTTCCAGTATTAGACGATATCAATTGGAAAAGTGAAATGAAAAAAATGGATATGTCTATAACAAGGACTATGCAACAGTCAATTCTTTTAGTTACCATGGGAACAGAGCCAGATAAAGGCGGAGTTAATCAAAAAAATTTAGAAGCAATGCAAAAATTATTTGAAAATCAAAGCGTCGGCAGAGTTCTAATAGCGGATTATACAACAAAAGCCGAATTTGTTATTCCAGATATAGGCAGCATCCTAG